CGAGATCAGCACCACCACCTCCTACAGTAATAGGAAAAGCTGTTGCTGTAACTGTTATGGCTGGAACACACGCACCTCTAGGAGATACTGGGTAACATCCTGTTGCAGTTCCTGAAGATTCTCTATAGCCTCCAGCTCCACCACCTCCGGAATTGGGAGCAGAAGCTTGACCAGACCCACCACCTGCTACTACTAAATAATCTACATCGTTTCTAGAAGCACATTCATCTGATACTTGTGATACACAAAAAGTTCCTGGTCCAGTAAACGTATGGATTCTGTAATCACCATCTTCAGTGATTGTACCACCTGTTGCAACAATGTACCCAGGAGCAACAGCCGCTGTTTGACCAAATCCTTTTCCAGATCCTGCTCCTCTTGTACCTATTAATGGCATAGTCTTTCTCCTCCTAATTTATTACGCAAACTGTGTTAGAGAAGCTAACGCTGTAAACGTAGCTGATCCAGTTTTAATAATTGTATAAGTATAAACGTCTAATGAGTTAATGTTTCCTGCAGTTGGTGCAGCTCCACCTTGCCATTCTGGTGTAATACTTGATCCATCAACTTGAACAGCTGAGTTGTAATAAGCAGTTCCACCTTGTTTAACAATGTGAGCTACAGTAATAGATTCTCCAGTATCCATAATTGAATCTAAAGAGTTTGATCCATCACCTCTAATATTTAATGTCCAGTTTCCTGAAGCATCTGTTGTGAAGTTCCATACAGCTTGTGTAAGAACATCATAGTTAACTGTTCCTGTAGCAGCTGTTGCTTCAGTTGTAACTTTTTCTGCAACACTTTGAATTTTACCTTGACCATTAAAAGTTGCTCTACCAACTCCTTTTGGTGTAAGATTTAAATCAATGTTAGTGTCACCACCAGTCGCAGATATTTCAGGTGCATTACCTGTAGCTGCGTTAGCCACTGTGAATTCATTAACTGCAGATCCAGTTGTTGTAAAAGTAACTTGCTCATTTCCATTTTCATCAATAAGACCTGTTGCATTATCAATAGCAATGTTATTACCATTTGCATCTAAGTTAGCTGAAAGTTGTGGTGAGTAGTCAGAGGATAAATCTGTAAATGCTGTATCAACAACATTAGTTCCATCTGAGTAAATCATTTTAGTGCCTTTGTCAGCAGCCGCCCAAGTTACTCCAGTTCCTGAAGTAGTTTTGAATGTGACTGTGTGAGCACCACTAGTAGCATTTTCTACTACGAAAGTTTTTTCGATAGAATCAGGGATAACAACGTTAACTGCTCCTCCAATTGTACCTGTTAATTTCAATACTTGGTTTTTACCATTTGATAAAGCACCATTTGAAAAAGTTAAAGTTGCTCCTGATGTAATACCAACAGATTGAAATCCACCAATTGCTTGTTCTAGAATTAATAAGTTTGTATTTGTAATTTGTCCCCAAGTTCCTGAGTTTTCTCCAGTTGCTTGTACTGTAAGTTTTAAACTAGCTGATGTAGAGTTTGCCATAATATTTTTTCTCCAATGTTCTTAATTTATTAAAATTTTATTCAAGTGTCAAACACTTATTTATGCAGCGTTAGTATCAACCGGTTTCCATCCTGGAGGGTCAATTGGTGCTGTACCTGGATCTACTCCGTTCCAAATCAGTACATTTGTAGCTGTTCCTAAGCCCATTGTCAACAAGTTTCCTGAAGGAATTACTTTACCTGTACCTGTTGCAGTTAATGTTCCAACGTTAGTAAATAAGTTAGTTAGACCTGTAATAGTAGGTATAGTATTTGCGTCTAATACTGCTGTCCCTAAATTAGCTGATAAACTAAATGTAAAATCTGGAACCGCTAAGAATGTTCCGTTACCCCATTTAGACTCACTCCAAGTACCATCACTCCAGCCCATAGCTGTTAAAATTCTAACTGAGGCATCTCCAATAATATCAAAATTACTTATTGGCGATAAATTCATAGCCATTGCTTGACCAGTAGCTTCTGCATCTGGTGCAGGATCAGCACCACTAAAGTTTTCTTGCATAGCCATTACAAGAGTGTTTACTTGTTGATTTCCATATACTCCAAATCCCCAAGAAGATTTAAGACCCCATGTTGAAGCTGATTGAGCAGATATTTCTGCGATAGTAATATTGTCTCCAATTGCTGTACCTAAAGCAATTGTCATTGGTAAACTTCCAGTATTTATAACTTCAGGGTCATATGACAATGTCATTGTCATTGGAAGACCTGTAGGCTCTGCAACAAAAGAAGCAAACGCTTCAACAGTCGCTGGAGCAGTGATAGTTAAAGGATTACCTGTAGGAGTAACATTTGAATCTCCATCAAATGATAGACCTGCACTACCTTCGAATGCAGTCATAGTTTGACCAGTTACAGCAACTACTTGAATTGATGCACCCCAGCCTTCAACTCCCCATCCGTCTGAGCCCCATCCTGTATTAATTTCATTATCAATTACTACGTCATTCAATGACATAGTCATTGGGAAATTATTTGCAAAAGCTTGTCCTCTTATACCCCAAGCATTAATATTCCATCCTAGTCGTCCCCAACCAGCATTTATTTCTGTATCAATTAAAACATTATTGTCCAAAGACATGGACATAGAATTACTAGCAGGAATTACTGTACCATATCCATTCCACACACTTGTTCCCCAAGTGAGTCTTCCCCAACCTGTACTTGATGATTGTTCTACTTGTCCAAGATTTGCAGATAAACCAAAACCAGTTACTAATTGATTTCCTGTATTAACTGATCCCCATTCACCAACGTTCCAAGTGTTTGCTCCCCAACCTAAACCTGGGTAACCTGCTACACTTCCTAAAGTAAAAGACGCACCTATCCCAGTTACAGAAATATTATTTACATCTGTATTCCAAGAATTGTCGCCCCACGATGCTTGACCCCAAGTGGTTGCCATAGGAGATTACCTCCTAAGATTAACCAGAGATCCTTAGAATCGCTGCAGTTGATGTTGGCGCTGGAAACTGAATTGTGAAAGTTCCTGATGTAGCTGTTTTATCTGCTCCAAAATCTAGAACACAAACTGATGCATTAGTTGTATCAGAAGATGTGTTGTAAATTAAAGCACCTCTAGCAGTTAACGTCACTCCAGTAAAAGATCTGTCTGCAAAGTCTGTTCTTGCTACACCAGCAGTCATAGAAGTTCCTGAGTTAACAAGAAGACCACCGCCAGAAGCGTATTGACCACTCGCTGCTACTTCACCAGTTGCAGTGAAAGCAGTAGTTGCAGAGTTTAGAGTTGCTGTTGAAGAGTAAAGAGCTAATTTAAACTTATCACCACCAGTTTGTTTGAAATTCATGTCAGCTTCTAAAAGCTGTTTTTTAAATGAATTACAAATTGCTTGTGTTATTGCCATAGTTTATCTCCTTATTTTCCTATTCGAGGAACACCACTTTGGTATTCATCTCGTCTTCTTCTTCCCATTTGTTCAATTGAGAAGCCTTCAACCACTTGTTTATACTTTTGTTCGTATAATTGCAAGAGGTCTTGTGGGCCTTTTAAAAATCCATAAGCCTCAACTAGGCATGCATACAAAAGTCCATTGGGAAAATTCAAACTTAAATATGTTGTTGTATTTGTACTCGATAATCCAGCATCTTTCAAGATATAATTTAACTGAATTGTGTAAGTCGCATCTGGAGTTGGAGCAAATACTAGATGGTTTTTATCCCACCAACTATAGTATTTTGGAACTCCTGTAGTTTCTAAATTATTAAACTCTGACATAAAGCTAGTATCTCTCCATTGTAAAAAATCTCTATTATTAGCTGAAGATGTTCCATCAGAATCTACAATTTGAGCAGACCTTACTATTAAAGCATTATCTGGAGTTTGAATAAATCTTGTATTTACAACTAAGTTTGCTGTTGCATATCTTCTATTATTGTCTGAATCTACATCTCTAAATATTCTAAACTCAGCATCTTCAATGATACCATTTATAATAGTGTCAGATAAGACTGTTGATCCAACTTCTGTGTAATCTCTAATTTTTGTTTTTAATTCGTCGTATGTCATCCTTGTTTAGTATCCAATGGTCCAGCTAAGACTTGAATCCCTCCTCCTGTTTCTGTACTCGAAGCATTTGAAACCAAATTAAATGTATAACTATTTTCTACAGTTATTGTAGAAGGTTCCCCTGCTTGAGGCACAGTTGTTTGTACCATAGTTATTGAATAACCGCCAACAATAATTGCACCTGAATTATGAGCGCTAGCAGTTGTGTTTTTAGGTAAGACCCCTCTAAACTGTGAGTTAGTTCCTCTTACACATCCTGTTAAATCATTACTTGATTTACCAGTGTATTGAATAACCTCATTATTAAAATAAGAATCTCCATCATCAGATACATCTACTTTTTCAATCATAAAAAATCCTGACGTAGGAAACGCTGAAGCATCTGTTAAAGAAATAGTTGTGTCAGTTGCAGTTATGTTTGAAGCTAGCGTTGTAGTTAGTTCTAATGTAGATTTAGCTACACCACCTACCGTTGGAGATTTAACTGATTGAAATCTTACAATATCATTATTTACTCTTGCGCTGTTAGGTTCTGATACAGTTAGTAAAGTAGAACCTGAAGCTGTTGTAAAAGGATCTGTTGGTAAAAAATCTGTAGTTCCAAATTCTGTTCTTGCAGGTCTTGCTTTTTCTAAACCTTGTGGATCAGCAACAAATGGTTTTGGCTCTAATTGTGGTTGCTTACGTTCATATTCTGAATAATGTACAAACGCACCATTCCATTCTGTTACCATTTCTCTCCACGGAAATGCTAATCCGCTTCGGTCAGAGATTGCTAAAGCGTGTTTCCCTTTTGCAAACTTTGCCATATTAATCTACCTTCTTATTTGATAAAAATAATCTTTCCGTTAATTTGATTATATCATTCATGTCCATTGAACCTTGTAAAGATTTATATTCATCAATACGAATAGGTGTATAACCTAATTCTTTTACAGCTCTAACATATTCTAAATAACCACCAGCCTCTAATTTTATACGACCACCATCAGCTTCCTTTTTTCTCATCATGTCAGCTTTATCAGCCATCATGTCATTTAATTCTACAATAGCTTTTTCATAAACTTCACTTTGTTGACGACCACTTAAATCGTAAAAATCTTTGCCATACATTGATTCGGCTAATTCATCTGCTATGCTTTGTATTTTATCTTTGTCCATTATATCTCCGGGTAATAAGTTTTAGGTGAAATGTAAACACTAGCTGATGAACCATCTTCTTCTAATGCTCTTAGTAATTCATCTTCGTAAAGTAATTTCATTTCTTGAGTTCTGTTAGGTGCTTTCTTTTGTGATATGTAATAAGCTAAACCCGCACACATACAAGGTACAAATCTATTAACAACATCAGCTTCGTTAGTATATTTACCTGCATCTTGTAATCTTTGTAAATAATAAAAGAACACGTAGTCTCCAACTTGATCAGAACCTGGAGTTAAATATAAAGTTACTGATATTCTATCTATAAATCTCTGTACCCAATATTGAGAAGGTTGACCTGTAGCAGTTTTATTTGAAAAAGCTGAATATTGTGATCTGTTTACTTTTGATAAAGGAGAGTCTACATTCGCTGAAGTTCTATAACTAGCCTCTAACATATCAGAAGCCATATTTACAAAATTATTTACTGAATCGTTTTGTGCATGAGAAGCAGCAGTTGTGTTATCTACACCTCTGGTAGCACCTGTTAAATTTAAACTAGATATTCCTGTATAAGAAATAATTTCATCATTGATTTTTATTTTTCCAGAGTCAGGCATCTGGGCCACAGAAGCAACTGGAATAGTTGTGTCTGTATCATTTATAGCAGCTGTTAGTGTAGTTGTAATTCCGTTTGATGTACCATCGCTTGGTGATCTATAAATTATATATTCGTTTTGACCGCTAACTAAACTAAAAGCATGTTCTCTAACTTGCCAAAAATGGATACCTCTATTATCCCATTCTTGAAGCATTATGTTTAATGATCTTCTAGCTGAACGCAGGTCATTACCTGAGTAATCAAAGAAACCTAATCTTTCAAAAGCTTCAGTTATAATTTCATCGATCGAGAATGTTTTCTCGAATGTAGTTGTGCCTGAAAAAGCCAAGTTGCCTCCTACGAGTTACTTCCGCCGCTATGAAAAACAGTGATAGCTGTAATCGATTCAGTAGTTAGTGCAGAGTAAACATCCGTTTTAAATAAAATTGGTGTAGGGAAATTAATTGTCATATCATGAATATGAGCACCCTTATTTATTTTAACTTTTGATGTTCCACCTGATCCACCATCTTTAAACTCTAAAACACCTGCCGCTGCCGGACCAGATACATGAACTCCATATACTCTAGTTCTTCCAGATTGAACAGTTTTAGTTTCAGTAGTTACGTTAGTTGCAACTCCATCAATTGATGATCCAAATGTTGACATAATTTTTATCTCCTAAAATTTATATGTGGGGCCGAAGCCCCACATTAATTATTTATTACGTATCACTAAATGGTGTTACGATTGTACCTGATCCAAGAATTAAAGTATTGTGTACTAAATACTCTGCGGATTGTAATGCAGTTACTTGAACAACAGAACCAGTGATACCACCAGTTGTAGTTCCATTCATTGATAAAACATCATTA